CCCTTGTTGCACGTAGGGGTTGCCCATGCTGCTCCAAACAGTCCGCCCACCGTCAGCTCCTCCTTGTGCAAGGAGCTGTTGCATGTAGTTGTTGTACGCTTGGCGCTGTTGCTCATCTTGGTACATCTTCGCAGCGGCTAGGCCACCACTTGCTACCGTAGCACCAGTATCAGCCGTCAAAGTATTTGCTGGCTGCATGCCTGTCCAAGGAGAGTACTTAGCTTTAGCTACCTCAATGGGAAGCTGCTTTTTTTCTTTCTGCTTTTGCGCTACGGCCTGCACAGCCGCCATCGCAAGTGGAATCCACGCTGCCATATTTTTCTCCTTTATCCTATGATGCCTGCTGGATCTGCTAGTTTAGACCAAGCTGAACGAGCTCCTGCGTTTTGTAAAGCGTCAGCAAGTTCTGCCCCTGCTTTTCTCTTCATTCCTTCGCCGTAAATGAACTGCTCGTTGGCGAGTCGCTGCTGCTCTCCGGTAAGTCTATTTCCGATGTTGAACATCTGACCTTGATTTTGTTGTCCGATGTTGAACTGCTCTAGGCCAGCCTTGTACTGTGCCGCACCGAGCTGCGCTCCGGGAAGTTGAGACAAGAATTGATTTTTCTGTTGTTGATCTTGCAGACCGATATCCGCACGAGACAGAGCACCTTGTTGCAGCACACCTTGGCGCGCCAAAGCTTGATTTTGCATGGCCTGATTTCCAAGACGCATAGCTGCACCGCCGCGTAGACCGCCGCGTGCTGCCATGCTCGCCCTTGCTTGAGCGGCTTGATTTGCGGATAGTTGAGCTGCCGCACCTGTGAGTGCGGACTGCTCTAGTCCTTGCTTCTGCAAAGCCATACGAGCCCAAGGACTGTCGCCTTGTTCAAGTGCGCGCGCTTTAATGGCCTCGATGCCAGACATATCTAAAGCATTTTTTCCGAGGTCAAGCTGACCTGCCGAGTAGATGTTTTGCGCATCTTGGAATGGGTCTTTGTATACTGGAGCTGTAGGCATGGGGATGCCGCTTGCTGTATCTACTCTTGGGTCATCTTTTAGTGGCGAAGACGCTCCCGCTCTTTCACCGCCTCCTTGGATATCTCGTGCTGTCTGGCGGCCCATGTACGTCCCGCCACCTGTGACAACGTCTTCAGCACGGACTTTGTCGCCCGAACCTACTGCGCGGTTTATTCCACCACTTAAAACTGTAGAGGTATTTTTACCGAGTGTTTTGTCCGCTTTTTTTGCAAACTTCTGAAGATAGCCCATGTTTTACCTCAGCTCATTTCGTTATAAAGGCGCATATCGGCCTCTAGTTCATTTTGGGTATCTGGGAATATGTTCGACAGTGTAGCAATCGTGTCCGCTTTTTCCATCTCCAAATCAGCGATAGCTTTTTGAAGGTTCGGATGCCCTTCCTTTTCGTAGCACCTAACCTTGGCATACTGGATCACGTAGTTCACGGCCTCAGGTATATCCATGACATCAGTTTCAGCAGAAAGGCGGTTTGCATTCCTGAGATACCAAACCTTGAGATATGCGCCGTTTTCCAAAGGAGTAGGAGCTAAAAGAATTTTTGGCGAGCCTGCCGTAGAGTTTACGAGCATGTATCCGTACAAAGCGTTGTAGGATGTGCCAGCTTTTAGGAGCTCGTACTCTTCAAATTTTCTCCAATCCTTGACACGCTGAAGCTGATAAACCGTGGTCCCATTTCTGTATATGATGCCGCGAATTTTCATGGCATACACATCAGTCGGGAAAGAATACTCCTCTTGTCCGCTCACTAGGCTGATCGTTGTGCGAGTGATAAAGTAGTCTTCGTTCAGAGTGTGAATTTGGCGCTCTACTTCGTCGATAGCTTCGTTGATGTAGGAGTCAAGTTCGGCTTGATTAATGAACGTCTCGCCTTCAAGATCCAAATCTCTTTGAATCTTGTCTCTAATTTCTAGGAGCGTCCAGTAAGTGCTCATTAGTTTTCCTCGTATCTTCCTACGAATGCACGAATTGTCGTCGCACCCGAAGTTGTAAAATCTAGGTTTGTTCTATCAAAATTAGCATAATTCCATGTCAAAGTAACGGCTGGGCTTACGTGCAAAGTGATGATGTCTTTTGGTACAAACGAAAGATTGTGTTTGTGTTTGTAGTTTGTAACCGCCCCGTTGACGGAGATCTCAAAAAACTTAAACTGCCCCTTCTCAAAAGGACTCGCGTTGATGTTATCTTGCAGGCGCTTAAAATTCTCCTGCTCAAACTCCCCTTCAATCTCTTTTCTGAAAAGAGAAATCATCCGGCACCTACTTCACCGGTACCGGCGGTCTTAAACACGTTTTGAGTCTGTCCGTATATTTCATAATCAATCGCGTATGCGATGAGATTCAAGACTTCGTTCTTTGGTATGCCGCGCACTACCCACTTTTGATCAAGCGCGGATGCGGATGCTCCGGACGGATCATCGTATGTTAGGACATCATTTGTGCGGGCTGTAATCAAGTACTCACGCACGTAGTTGTCGGCCTCAAATGAGATGTAGTAGTCGACAGCATTGCTTGGCCAATCCTTGGTTGCAGCTTCGTCCAATGTCGCAGTCTTTGCTACGGCGTCGATGTCCACTGTGCCGAGTAGATCGGAGCTCACTATAGCAACCATCGCATTTGTTAGCCGCACCTGCTTATAATTACACCGCAGGTTTTCAGCAGGGAATCTGCGAAGCTCATCGATGAGCCCCTGCTTATTCCACTCAAACGAGATGTCGCCCCAGTAAATGTCGGGGTCTCCCCACGTTAAGTTACCTCTGTAACGAATGGGCAAGAGGTTAGCTTCTTTTCTGCCGTCGTCGTTGATGGACACGATTTGAAGTGACAGATTTGTACTGTCCTCGGCCACCACTGTTACACGTGGAACAAATTTCCGTACATTAGTTGTGCCGAAATTATACGCCACCGATTCAATCGTGTAGATGATTGACGTGCGTATCCAGTTTGCCACGGCGGTGCCTGTGTCAATCTTTGGGTCTGACTTAGTCAAGGAGTTGTGCTTGAGTACATATCCTCTTCGATCACACCGAATCAAATCGCCATTTGAGTCAAACTCAATAGCAGTAGGGCTGAAAGAATCGCCGCCAGTAATAGTCGTAAAGGTAGCGTTTTCTTTGACACCATAGTTGAGATCAAGGACGTAGGCTTTGTCCGTATCCGTGATGGACTCGTGCTGCACAACCCACCACACACGGCGTTTTCTTCTGTCGTATTTTCCTTGTACACGTCTGCGCTTGGCGGCCTGCAATGCTGCATCGGACGAAGCTGTGACAAAAGCTGCGTAAGTTTGGTCATAGTCCTCGTTCAGCTTTACGACTTGAAAACCGTTTGTAAAATATGTGCCGTCAACACCCGCCCAAAAAACGCCGTCAAATGTCTGTACTTGCGCCTGAGCATTTAAGGCTGTGGACGTGTCCGAGATAGACTCTGCGGTGAAGTCCCCTCGTCCGAGCTCGTCAATTTCTCCGTCTAGCCTAAAACACGAGTTTGTGTTCACAAGCACGGGATTACTTTTCGTTGACGACACACCAACGATTGTGTCGTTGATGTCGGTGTAAAAATCAGGCGGCACAGCAAAGAAAGCACCGGGTACGGATTGAAGGACACGGTTTTTTAAATTCTCCGTTCCATCCAAAATACCTGCGTAGTACGCCTTCTCGTTTGAGATGTGCACAATCGAGCACTTTGGCGGCTGTACGAATTCTACAACGTCGCCCGTGGTGTAGAGAGTCTCGTTATTTTGAATTGAGGCGTCGGCGAAGTTGTCGTTATATGATGTGGTAGCGTTAGAGATTTCGGCGACTTTGAAAAACACTGTGCCATTACTAAGTGTGCGGTACAGAACTTTTTTGATGTTGGTCGTGTCAAAGTTTCTTGTGCCGCCGTTTGCGAGCACAGGAATAGTTGTGAAGTTAACCGATGTTGCGTTCGTGATTTCATATATGTCCGAAGTCTCGGAGTACTCTTTAAACTCAACTCCATCCACATCCACGTAAGTGTGCTCGTGTACCCATTTATAAAGCCAATTATTGCCGCCGCCTAAGACAGGAGTCTTGGTGATCGCCGCCATCGAGATCTGCGGAAGACCTACTTCCAATATTTGCCAACTTCCACCCGTGAGCTGCACGAGCTTTTGCGGATACCATTGCCCTGAGTGTGCGAAGTAGGCTTGGTTATTCCAAATAGAATAACTGAACACAGAGTTCGTATCTGCGGCATTGAATGCAGGATTTCCAGTAGGTCCTGTAACTTCCGGCCAGTTGGATACAGTGCTGTAGCGGTAAAGCTTGGAGCTCGACTGCACAAAAAGCTGCGTGCCCACGTAAAACGATGTGCTGATACGCTGCGCACCCGGAGGAATCTGTGGATAAGTTGTGTCTAAGATGTCAGAACCGGGGCGCGTAAACGGCTTAGCCTGACCTTGGTATTGGATGAGCAATACGTTATCAGCCACCTTCATTTTGTTTGGCGGCGCGTTAAGGTGGTAGTCTGTTACCCCACCAGAGAAATCTGTTACTTCTAAGACTTGCACGTTAGCTCGTATAGTAAAGAGTCAAGTTCAAGGTATTGTCGTTTACATACACGTAAAAAGTCGTTGCTGTGACTTTCTCGATTGTCGGAAAATACTGATGCCCTGTCGTCGTATTTTTCACCTGCACAAAGTAGTCGTTGTACTGCAAAGATCCGGGCATAGTTACCGTCTGACGGTATGTGCCGTTTCCTTGGTGTACCCATCCTGCGGCCACAATCGTTGAGGTCGTAGCCGTGACGGATGATGAAGTGATCTTCGCAGAATTCACTCCGTTGTGCGTGTGGTCGTTAAGCTGCTGGATGTCGTCTTCAAGTGCGACAAAAAATACGTCGCCCTTGTCACCAGTCTGCGGCTTTTTGAAACCGTATGTTAGTGTCTGCATTTACTTCTCCAAAGATACATCCCAAGCTTCCGCAACAGTGGCCACGAGTTTGTCATCAACGTTATTGTCAGTTTTCTTCGCTGCGGCTTGGCAAATGTAAACTATCATTTTTCCAACAGCCGCTTGTGTCATCAGTTTCCACAAAAGACCTGCAAGCAATTTAAGTAGAGCATTTGTCATTGAAAAACTCCCCATGGATAGTTTGGAAGGATGATTGAGTTTACATCTTTTCGTGAACTAATAGGACGTACTCGGACAAAAGCGTTTTGCGCTTTAGCTGCGTCTAAGGAGGTGGTTTTGGAATCTCCGCCACCGGCCTCAACCATAAACGTATCATTTAAAGCGATTCCGACATGACTTATGGGACTCCCAAAAAACACGAGCGCGCCAAACGAGGCTTTGGTTTGAATGACACCCTTCGCTTTGAAGTACTCTTTTAGTCCCGAAGCAGTCGCGTCTTGACCCTTTGACCACTGTCCGGAAGCCATCAAAAACTCGATAGCTAGTCCTGAACAATCAAAACCATCCATCGCATCATCTCCGCCCCACCTGTAAGGTGTGCCGATAAGGCGCATGAGGTAATCGTACATAATGCTTTGTGAGCCAAACATTAAAGCTCCATAATCTTAGTTACGAACATCAGGTCAACACCTGAATGAGTTTTATTCTGCGGGCAAGGTCGCCACTCAAAAAATTCTTTTAAGTGATCCGTGTATTCTAGCTCACCTTCTTGCCAAAGATACGATGCGCAATGGTTTTCTGAAGTCGGGAGCGCATCATTTGGAAAATGCGACTCATCCATTAGTAGCTTGATCGCTTTTGATTGATCGCCCGTGAACTTTCCTAGCATCGCGTGAAATAGAGCATTATTCGGCTCTAGTTCTGTGTACGCTTTTAGTACCGCAAGTTCGTTGTCAGTGATGGCTTTGTTGACAAGGTAGTTTTGCAGGATTGTGATGACGTGAAGGTGCGCTTCAAAGTTCTGCCTAAGAATCACTAGCCCTTCGTCTGTTGCATCAATCAAAACGCCTGTGAGTTTTGGGTTTAGTGCGTCTATCATAATCTTTAGGCGGTAAATCATTGTTGGCGCGAATGCTACTCGTGACATAAGTGTCGCAAAATCTATTGCCTCGCCCATGATCCAATCATTAGCGTCACCGTAGTCGTAAATAGACTGAAGAACGTCTTGCCGCCCGTTTGAAAAAGCCCAGAGCATAAGGCCATTGAACATGTCTTTTGAAATGCTCGACTTTGAGCCATTCGGATAGCAGGATTTTGTTGGATGACGCAGCCACTTTCCGTCAGATTGTCTTGCAAGAGTTGGGTCAACAGGAAATCCGCTGAATGCTGCAATGCTGTTGAACAAGAGCGCGTCACATTCAAAATCAAGCCATCCCGATTCATCAGTATGAGATTTTGCTAACTCAACGTAGAGGTCGCGCTTTTTAATCACATCCTCAATTGAATGAGTTGTGGCTACCGCGACATGCTTAGGCTTCATGTCGCAGGAGGTGATTAGAAATGCGAGAAGAAGGAGGCGCATTAGCTATTATTCTCTATATTTGAAATCTTGTTTTCGAGGATTTCGACTTTAGTCAGCAGTTCTTTTATTGCTGCGGCGAGTAACGGGGTTAATTTCCCGTAATCAACAGCTAACATTGCATCAGTATCTTCGAATTTAGAAACTGCTGACGGCCAAACCTTCAATAGTTCCTGAGCAACAAAGCCAACACCGTTTGACTGGTCTTTCTTCCAAGTCCACGTTCTCGGCTGTAAACATTTTACTAACTCTGACGCATTGTCTAGGTTATTAATGTTTTCTTTCAATCGTTCATCAGACGATGTTGCGTAATTTACCGCGCTGGTACCGTTTCCGTGAATAGCCCCTGTCCGAGTGTTGATTCCATCGCCATCATAAAATCTGATGTATTCCGCCGCAGTAAATGTTCCCGATCCCACTAAGCCAACACTCAGCGCTGTCGTGGAAGTATTATCCGTTGAGTTGGAATTTCTAACATCTAGGATAGCTGTTCCATTTGTATTACTGCTTGCGGAGAATTGATTCCCTACAACGGATGACACTAGTGCCGATCCGCTATTAGATAGTCCCGACGTTGAAATTGATGAAGAGAATGTTGCTGCGGAAGAAAATGTTTTTGCTCCAGCGAAGGTTTGCGTAGTCGTACTAACCAACCCACTCTGCGTACTAGTAGCCATCCCGAACCCGACGGCCTGGCCGCCTAAAGCTGTCTCCGTAGGTACGGCTGCCCATGTGCCTGCTGTTGTTTGTGTGCTAATCAATTTTCCGAGCAAGCGCATCGGGACGTTGCTTCGCGCTGTCGTTGAGTAAAGAGTTGTCGCACTATCCGCTGCGCCCGATCCGCCTTCGGCTGTAGTTGTTTTTAATCCAAAAGTTTCGAACAAAGTCGAAGAAACAGCTAGTTCTACAGTTCCGGAGTTATCTATAGCGTAAACAAAAATGTCAGAGGCGATTCCGCTTGCGTGCCCGAGCGTTGATCCAGACGAAACCACTACAGAGAGAGAACCGGTTACGCTTCTGGTGTTATAAGTTCCGTTTGTAGCCGTGGCGTTTCTAAATCCAATTTTTACCGGCGATCCTGCGGAAGGATCGCTTCCCGCTTTGTCTTTCAATGCAATAGTAAGCGCACTTGATCCGACTGAGCAAGATATCGCTAAGTTCAATTGATCGGCTGACGAATCAAGCGTTGGAGTAACCGC